GCTTGAGGCCGCCGCCGTGGCCAACGAGACCGTGGCGCTTCCGGCCACTTACACGGGACCGGCCGATTCCGACGGCAACGTCGAGATCGCCTACAACATCTAGGAGCCGTCATCATGAGCCTGAGAACCTACGACGCTGAAACCATCCGCTCCTCCGGTGCCTATCTCGTTGGCGAGCTGGAGCGCCTGGACCCGACCTTGCACATGCCGCTGGCCGCCGTCACATGGGGCCGCGACATCGACCTGCGCGTCGACGTCGTCATTTCCGACGAGTCTTCGAGCTTTACCAACACCGGCTTCGCGGCTGCCGGCGGCATGAACCCGCGGGGCAAGAACTGGATCGGCCCCAAATCCACGGCCATCGCGGGCGCTGCCGTGGGCATCACCAAGACAGTGCTGCCCATGCGCCTCTGGGGCATGGAGCTGGGCTACACCATCATTGAGCTGGACAAGGCAGCCCGCCTTGGCCGCCCCATCGACGCCCAGAAACTGGAGGCCATCCGCCTCAAGCACAACATGGACGTGGACGAAATGGTCTACGTGGGCGACTCCGACATGGGCGCCACCGGCCTGTTGAACAACGCGGCGATCTCGCCCATGTCCATCGTCGCAGAGTGGAACCCGACCACCCCGGCCAAGGCCATCCTGGCTGACATCAACGCCCTCATCGAGCTTACCTGGAAGCAGTCGGCCTACGCCATTTGCCCGACCAACGTGCTCTTGCCGCCCGACAAGTACGCGCTTTTGGTCAACCCCGTGACCGAGGCGGGCAGCAAGTCCATCCTGGAATACGTGGCCGAGAGCAGCCTGGCCAACCGCATCAACGGCAAGCCGCTGGAGATCAACCCCCTCAAATGGTGCGGTGAGCGCGGCACCGCGGGCAAGGATCGCATGGCCGCCTACGCCAAGGGCCAGCAATATGTGCGCTATCCCCTGGTGCCCCTGCAGCGCACCCCGCTTGAGTACCGCGGCATTCAGCAGCTGTGCGTTTACTACGGCGCTCTGGGCGAAGTGGAGTTCGTGTACCCGGAGACCGTGGGCTACGCCGACGGCCTCTAATCGCCAACCTGCACGGCGGCCCCTTCGGGGGCCGCCCCTCCAAAGGAGCCGGACATGCCGCTTATCGAAGTTCACATCCCGTTCACGCTGCGCCTCTGCCGCGAGTGCAAGGGCCGCCATTTCCATAAGGGCCAGCATGAGGTTTCGCGCCAGGAGCTTGGCCACTGGTTTGTCCAGGGTTGCATCGCCGAAGGCCGCGCCGTGGTCGTTCCCGTGCCTGAGCAGGCCATGGAGATCGTGGAGCCCGGTGCGCCCGCGAACCATGACGAGTTCGCCGACGCCATGAATCTGACCATCGGCGTCGAGCTGGCCGCGATCCCGGCCGCCAAGGCCCCGGCCAAGATGGCCGCCAAGCCGAAGGCCAAGGGCAAGTAGATGGACGCGGCGGGCTTTCGCGCGGCCTTTCCGGCTTTCACGCCGGAGCTGCACCCGGATGCGCGGGTGGCCTTTTGGCTTTTGGTCGGCTCCAAACGCCTGGCCGAGGACCGCTGGGGCGATCTCTATGAGCAAGGCTTGTATCTGTTCACGGCCCACAACCTGACCCTTGAGCGCGCCGCGTCTCTTGATCCCACAGGCACGGGCGGCATGAGCGCCGCCGCCGGGCCGGTGACGAGCGAAAGCAAGACCGTGGGCCCCATCTCCAAGTCCAAGAGTTACAGCCAGGCCACCACGGCCAACCCGGCCGCGGGCCAGTGGAACCTCACCATCTATGGCCAGCAGCTGTATGACCTTATGCAGCTCATCGGCGTGGGAGGGTTCGTCGCATGAAGTCCGGCGTCAGCGTCGTGGTCGACAGGTCCAAGAACCTGGAGGCGGCTTTGAAGGCTCTGGCCGGGCAAGAGGTGCTCGTGGGCATTCCGGCGGACAAGGCCCAGCGCCAGGCTGCCCCGGAGGACGGCGAGAACGCGGCCCTGACCAACGCCCAGCTGGGCTACATCCACGAACACGGCAGCCCGGCGCGCAACATCCCGGCCCGCCCGTTCCTAGCCACTGGCATCAAGGACGCGCGCGACGCAATCGTCGACCAGCTGCGCGCCGCGGGCAAGACCGCCCTGGACGGCAATATTTCCGGCGTGGATACGGCGCTGAACAAGGCTGGGCTCATCGGTCAGAACAGCGTGCGCAACCACTTCGTGGACAACGACTGGCCCGCCTTGGCCGAGTCCACGCTGAACAAGGTGATTGGCCAAGTGATGGGCGGGGACGGCAAGGTCCTGAAGAAGGGCAAGACGCGGGCGCAGACCGGGGCCATCAACCCGCTTATCCTGTCTGGCCAGCTGCGCAAGGCCATCACCTACGTCGTCCGCAAGCGGAAGGGCTAGCTATGCTCGATGTCGCCGATGTCTTGATCGACCCTGACCTTGCACAGGCCGTCCTCGTCACCCGCGCCACGGAGGACGTGGACGAACGCGGCCGCACCCAGCAGCTGAAACACGATTTCACTGTGCAGGGCGTGGTGCATCCGGCCACGGAAAAGCAGCTCCTGCTGCTGCCCGAGGCCAGTCGCGGCGACGAGACCATCGCGGTCTACACGGTCACGAAGCTCACCGCAGGCGACGACGCCCACTCCTCCGACACCGTGACCTGGCAGGGCGAGACCTACAAGGTGGTCAAGGTCATGGACTACAGCGACTACGGCTACATCCTGGCCCTGGCTGCAAGCGACACCATGCAGGGGAGGGCCGTGGAATGATCAACACCAGCGCCCGCGCGGGCTACCTGAGCCCCCTCTCCTCGCCGCTCACGGAAGAACAGATTGAGGACGTGCTGCATGACCTGGTGGCGGGAGTCACCGGCCTGCCCGGCAAGATGGTGCGGCCGCGCTGGCAGCCCAGGCCGCCAAAGCAGCCAGAGCACACTGTGGACTGGTGCGCCATCGGCGTGGCGGATGCGGACCGCGAGGGCTTCGCCGCCGTGATCCACAACAGCATGGGCCAAGGCACGGACACCGTCATCGCCTGGGAGACGCTGGACGTGCTGGCCAGCTTCTACGGACCGCGCGCGCTGGATCTCGCAGGTAGGCTGCGCGATGGCCTGGCCATTGAGCAGAACCGGACCGCGTTGCGCCAGGCCGGGCTGGCGCTGGGGGGCATGGGCCGGATGGTCAAGGTGCCGGAGCTGGTCAACAACGCCTGGCTGCGGCGCGTGGATCTTCCGCTCACACTTCGGAACGAGGCCCGCCGGACGTTCGGCGTGCTCAATCTTCTTGATGCTCCCGTCACCGCCAAGAGCGACGACGGGCTCACTGTACACACAACGCCCATGATCTAGGGAGGAGCTATGGCCAGAGGACTTTCCGTGGACCGCGTCGTCAACGTCGTGGTCAATCTCCAGCCCAAGGCGGCCCCGCGCCGCAGCTTCGGCATCCTGTGCCTCGCCGGCGACACCGACGTCATCGACGGCAAAGAGCGCCTGCGCAATTACACCGGCCTTGAAGCCGTGGCCGAAGACTTCGGGCTTTCCGCGCCGGAGTATAAGGCGGCCGTCTTGTACTTCGGGCAGTCGCCCCGTCCCAAGATGCTCATGGTCGGCCGCTGGATGCGCGCCGCATCGGCGGCGATCCTGCGCGGCAGCGACGCCGTCACCGACCTCGCGTCCTGGGTGCCCATCACCACGGGGGCGATGAAGCTCGATGTGGGCGGCGTGCTCAAGAGCATCACCGGTCTCGACTTCAGCGGCCAGACCACCATGAATGGCGTGGCCGCAGTCATCAGCGCCAAGCTGGCCGGCAATGGCGCGGCCTGCGTCTGGGACGGCAGCCGCTTTGTCATCACCAGCACGGGCACCGGCAAGACCGCTGCCCTGGGCTATGCCACCGCGCCCGCCACGGGCGTTGACATCAGCGACATGGCCGGGCTCACTGCGGCCAAGGCTTTCGCGCCCATACCCGGCTTTGACGCCGAGACCCCGACCGCCTGCGCCCTGGCCTTGGCCGACGCGTCGGGCGAGTGGTACGGCCTGAGCTTCGCGGCCTCCGTCATGCCCACGGTCGACGAGAGCCTGGCCGTGGCCGCCTTCATCGAGGCCGCCAGCCGGAGCCGCATGGCGGGCTTCACCATCACCGACGAGCGTTGCCTTTCAAGCACCTACACAGAGGACCTGGGCTCGCGGCTCAAGGCCAAGGGCTACAAGCGCAGCCTGGTGCAGTACAGCTCGGACAGCCCGTATGCAGTGGCCTCCCTTCTGGCCCGCGCCTTCACGGTCAACTTCGCGGGCAGCAAGACCACGCTCACCCTCAAGTTCAAGCAAGAGCCGGGTGTGACGTTTGAGACCCTGGCCGAGAGCCAGGCCAAGGCGCTGACCGCCAAGAACATCAACATGTTCGTCGGCTACGATAACGACACCGCCATCATCGAGGAGGGCGTGGTCGCCTCGGGCGCGTACTTCGACGAGATCCACGGCGCGGACTGGTTGCAGAACGCCATCCAGACCAACTGCTGGAACGTGCTCTACCAGAGCGCCACCAAGGTGCCGCAGACAGAGGGCGGCGTCACCCAGCTCATCAACGCCACGGCCCAGGCCCTGAAACAGGGCGTGACCAACGGCCTCATCGCGCCGGGCACCTGGAACGCCGACGGCTTCGGCCACTTGGCTCAGGGCGACTACCTGCCGTCAGGCTGGTACATTTATTCGACCCCGCTTGTGGATCAGGCCCAGTCCGACCGCGAGGCTCGCAAGTCTCCACCCATCCAGTGCGCCGTCAAATACGCCGGCGCCATCCACTCCGTTGACATGCTCGTCAGCGTGAACCGCTAGACCAGGAGGACACCATGCCTGCTTACAGCTTCCTCGACGTTTCGTGCAGCATTTCCGGCCCCGGCGGCATGTTCAGCCTCTCCGGCCAGGGCGTTGCCGACGAAGGCATCACCATCGAGCCCGTGGGCGACAAGAACACCATGACCACCGGCGCGGACGGCGAGGGCATGCACTCGCTCTCGGCCAGCACGGCCAGCACGGTGACGATCCGCCTGCTCAAGACCAGCCCGGCAAACAACCAACTCATGACCATGTTCAACTTCCAGACCGCGAGCAGCTCGCGCCATGGCAAGAACACCATCGTGGTGCGCGATGCCGCCCGTGGCGACGTGGTGGCCCTGGAGGAGGTGGCCTTCAAGAAGGTGCCGCCCCTGACCTACGCCAAGGAAGGCGGCCTGAACGAGTGGGTGTTCGACGCGGTCAAAACCTATCCCGTGCTGGGCGGCGAAAGCGCGCTGGCGCGGCTGCTGTAGGAGGATGCAATGCTTGAATTCGAACACGGTGGCCACAAGTACCGCGCGAACAAGCTGTCCGCAAAGCGTCAGTTCCATGTGAGCCGTCGCCTGGCCCCGTTGCTCTTCGGCCTGATGAAGTCCGGCGCACTTTCCGGGTCTGCGGTGCCCGTGGGCCTGGACGTCCAGGTTGACGCGACGGTGGGGGATGCCCCGAATGCCCTTTCGGGTGACGTGCTTGAGGCTTTAGGGTCCGCCCTCGCCACGATGTCCGACACGGACGCGGACTACGTCGTCGACTCCTGCCTGGCGGTTGTTGTGCGCCAGCAGCCTGGCGGCGGCTGGGCCCAGCTCATGAGCGGCGAGAAACTCATGTTCGAGGACCTGGACATGGCGGGCATGCTCACCATCACCTGGCAGGTTGTCCAGGACAGCCTGTCTGGTTTTTTCGGCACGTTGCCCCAGGGTTTACCCGGTCCGAACCGGACGTAGCCTACGAGTCCGTCAGCTTGCCGGGCGGGGAGGATTGGCTCCTGCGCCCGGTGCTGGCGGGGTGCTGCCGGTACGAGAGCCTGACCGACGGCACCCTGGGGTTGGAGGACGTGGCCCTCCTGAACGACGCACTGGACGTTCAAGCTGAAAACGAGCGCCGCTACATGGCGGCAAGGGAGTAAAAGAATGGCCGCGGGTGAGGTCCTCAAGGAATTTCTGGCACGGCTCGGCTTCGAGATCGACGAGGCCGGGGCCCAGAAGTTCACCTCTTGGTTGGGCACCGCCACCACGAGGAGCATGGCATTTGGCGCGGTGATCATGGCCGCGGCCGGAGCCGTGTATGCGGGGGTCTACAAGATCGCGGAGAGCAACGCCCAGCTGCTGAGCATGGCCGAAGCCCTGAACATGAACGTGGCCAAGCTTCGTGAAATGAACTTCGTGGCCAACCTCACGGGGGCCTCGGCCGAGGCGCTCAAGTCCTCCCTGCAGGGTCTGCAGGCGCAAATGGCCGGGGCCACCATCGGCCAGGGCGGCATCGCCACCTTCGCCCGCCTGGGCATCCACATCAAGGACGCCAACGGCAAGCTGCGCGACACCGGCGACGTGCTCCTGGACGTGGGCGCGAAGATCAAGAAGATGGACCGCCCCCGGGCGGAGATGTTCCTGGGCCAGCTGGGTATCGACAAGAGCCTGTACAAGATGCTCACCCGCGACGTGTCCGGCCTCACCGAAGCCTACCGCGACATGTACGCGGCCACGGGCATGGACGCGCAGAAGTCGGCCGAGCAAAGCCGGGATTTCGTCCAGGAGGTGAAGCTTCTCAAGGAGGTCTTCAAGCTCCTGGCTGAAAGCGTCGGCATCGCTCTCATTGGCAAGGCCGGGAAGGACGTCACCGAATTTCGCAAGAAGCTCCTGAAAAACTTCAAGCCCATCATGGCTGTGCTCCTTGGCGTCATCAAGCTCATCCTGCGCGTGGCGGGGTTCGTGGGCGCCATGGCCGACCGCGTCATCGGCTGGATCGGCGGCATCGTGCGCTGGTTCCAAACCCTGGACAGCTCTACCCAGACGCTGATCCTGGGCGTGCTCGGCTTCGCGGCGGCCTGGAAGTACCTGAACCTTGCGTTCCTGGCCACGCCCATCGGCGCCATCATCACCGGGATCATCGCTCTGGTGGCGATCATTGATGACCTCATGACCTACATGGAGGGCGGCGAGAGCCTCATCGATTGGGGGCCGTGGGTGGGCCAAATTGAAACCATCACGGGCGAGTTTGGCAAGCTCATGGATGTGCTGGGGGCATTGTGGAACCTCATCAAGGGACCGCTGCTTGAGGCCTTCGCGGAAATTGGGAATGGGGCGATCGACACGCTCTCCGGCATTTTGAACGTCGTGCTCAACCTCATCACCATGTTGACGAACTTGGCCAATCTCGACTGGACAGCAGCCTGGGAGTCGGCGCTCAAACTGGCCCAAGGCATCCTCGACACCATTTTGGGCATCGCCAAGGCAACGGGTATCACGAGCGCAGTCAAGGGCGTTGCCCGTATCTTTGGCGGCAGCAATGACGGCCCTCCTGCCCTTGGCCCTTCCCCGGCCTTTGCGGCCGCAGCCGCCGGAGCCGCTGGTGCGGGCAAAACAGAACTCAACGCCAACACGACCGTTTACGTGGACGGTGCTGGCGATCCCGAGGCCACGGCTAGGGCGGTGGCCAGGCAGCAGACCAATGTCAACGCCGACCTTGTGCGCAACACTAGAGGGGCGGCGAGATGAACAACACCAGGCTGTCCTCGACCCCAGAGACCGTCTATGTGCGGCCCACCCGCAGCATCGGCGGCCTGGTCATGGACGTGACCATTGAGGAAAACCACACCGACGAGCTGGAAATCACCGAGCACCCGGTGGAACAAGGCGCGGCCGTGACGGACCACGCCTATCTCAAGCCCGCCTCAGTCACCATCAAGGCCGGGGTTTCGGACAGCGGCGCGGTAAGTCGCGGCGACAAGGCTTCCGTGGTTATGTACGAGGCCCTGCGCAAACTGCAGGCCAGCCGCGAGCCCTTTGACATAGTCACTGGCAAGCGCGTGTACCACAACATGCTCATCAAGAGCCTGAGCGTGCCGGATGATTCCACCACCGCAAACGCGCTCATCTTCACGGCGGAGTTGCAGCAGGTGATCCTGGTCTCGGTCAAGGCCGTGACCATTCCCCGCGCCCGCCAGCGCATGCGCAAGACGAACGCCACCACGGACAAGGGCAAGGTTCAGGCGGAGGAAATCAAGAAATCTGCCGCGCTACAGGCCGTCGGTGGCACTGGCCACAGGAGGCCAACCTAATCATGGCCGTCTACACTATCCCCCTCACTGCCGAAGACCAGACCTTCACGGTCAGCCTGGCTGGCGTGGAAT